AATTCGACCAAAACAAGTGACGGCCAACCTTTTGCGCGTCTATCAGCGGGTCGTAATACGGATTGACGTTTTCAACGACCCAATCGCCGTCAAAATGGTGTTTCAAGAATAAGATTTCTTGATATAGCTTCATGTCGGGATACACTGGGTTATCCGACCCGTGAAACGCCTTCCGCATCTTACTGTGCGTCGGGCACGGCGGCGACGCCCAAATGAACTCATACTCGTCGTAATGCTCCTTAAGATATTCGTGCGCGTCGGCTTCAATCACCGTGTCGTCGGGGAAGTGATCGCGGTACACCTCGGCCTTGTCCGCGTCCCACTCCACGGCCGTCACGTCCACGTCTTCCCACCGCTTCCGGTTGCCGCCAATACCGGCGTATAGGTTGAGTACCTTAGTCGTCATCTTGTTCGGCCTCCATACCCTTGTGCACAAGTTCACGCACCCGTTTGCTCACATTCCCGCCGTCGTCGGTTGTGGCGAGAATATATTGATATTGCTCGTTGTCGAACGCGACTGTATGGCTTGGCATACGGTTGTTGTTACAACAACCACATACTAAAAGATAGCGGTGTCCGTTACAGTTGCTCGTAGTTCGGCGGTGCCTTGGCGAAGGTGGACCGCTCCCCGATGTGGATCAACCAGTTATCTTCCCGCACCATGGACGTATCCATATCGGGGTCTTGTTCGGCGGCCCACGTGAGCAACGACCGTAGCTCTTCAAGCGGCACAGGTTCGCCCCCGTGGAAGGGATTAGTTCGCTCAATCAAGCGCCGGCACGCCGCGGTTTGCCGGTCGTCGCCCGGTTCCGCGCCCGTCCAATAAAACAACTCGTCGCCCTCCCCGCGCTCCTCGTATCCATCCTCACGCGCCGAGTTCAACGCCGCCGACGACTCAGTGCGCGCAATCCGCTCGGCGGTATCCCTATCCATGTCCGCGAACTCCATCACTTCTTCAGTGATCGTGTCCAAAGTGAAGTCGTCGGTGCCCACGGCGTCCGCGAACATTTCACGGAACTCCATCAAGCGGTCACTGTCCACGTCATCGAACTCACTGAATAATGCACCACCGCGGATTGCGTCCTTGATGCGCTCAAGCACGAACTCCGGCGTCTCACTCGCGGCAAACGATACGAGCGCGCGGTCTTGGGCCGCGTCGGGGTCAGTGACGCCCCGGTGCATTTCCATGAGTGGGCGATCCCACTCCGGCGCGTGCTGTAAATCCCGGTCACTCACACCACCCAAGCACCGCTTATCCAAGTTTCCCGAATCACCCCCAAGCGCCGCGTTCTCGCGTGCGGCCTCCGGGTAGTCGTCCATCGGCACGTCCTCCACGTCCTGCATCGTGCGGTCGTCGCCGTCGTTGAACATCCCCCCGAACGGGCCTTCCTCCACGGGGTCGCCCGCCTCGCTCTTTTCCTTGTTTCTTGGATCAAATTCAATTCCTAATGCATCCATGAGTTCATCGGTCGCCGATTCGTATTGCTCTCTTGCACTAACCATTATTCACCCACCACGATTGCTTCAGGGCCACGTAGTTCATCGTACTTATCACTAAACAAGTCCGGGTATTCAAACGTTGACCCAGTTGAGGTCTCCCGTTCAACAACGGGGTCGTCATTCCCAAGTGAGCGGTGGAGGAACATTTCAGCGACAAATTCCGCACGAGTCGTGTCCGCATACGCCGACAAATGCTCAGACACTTCTTTATTTGTTATTTCAGACACACCACCACCCCCGAACGCTTGAGATTTGCGGATGTCTGATTCTTCAAACTCCATTTGATGGAAAGCATGGCCGATTTCGTGAATCATCGTATCCTCCCTAAAGTGATCTTCTCTTGCAACCACTACGTCTTCCCCTATTTCATCTGGCTTCTTGAACTTTCCAGCATTTATTTTAATAGACTCGCTATCAGGGTCAAATACCGCAATAAACTCCTTGTTCTCGTTGTCTATCGTCTGGATGCCGTTCTCTAGATAATCACCCAACTCATTCATGCGTTCGGAATCAGCTACAGCGAGCGACTTGACGACATTCCCCACGTTAGTAATCTGTCCCTCATCTAATTTACTCGCATCTAACTCGGTCTGTATCCCCGTTTGCTCCTCAATGCCAGTAGATACTGCTTCCGCAAATTCTTGTGTTGACTCGGATTGCTCTGCAAGTTCATCTAATTCAGCCGTGTCATCTAATCCACCGTCAGAGACTACGCTATCGTCGCCATCTTCCCCTCCGCTTGGCACGTAATACAGGCCGCCACCCGGCCCCGTTATTACTTGCGCGTCCTCGGGCGCTTCGGAGCGGTCGCTAATACTCACGGCATTATCTGGCACCTCGGCCAATTTTCGTCCATCTGCACCGTCCCTAAAAAAGCCCCCATCACCCCCAAATGGTCCGCCCTCGTCCTCCGGCGCTTCAACATCGGCGGGACTACGATACGCTTCCGCAATTTCATCATCCTCCGGCGCGGGCATATCCAACTTCTCCCGCACTTCCTCATTAGTCATATAGTCACCAACGGAATTAATCAGGTCCGCCACCTCCCCGATGTCCTCCAAGGGATCGCCAATATCCAGCGTGATCGTGGCCGTATGATCAAACGGGCTATAGTCCCGAATCACGGGGCGCATGACGCGCTCAACGAATTGCACGGCAAAACTCCGCTGGTTCGCTTTGATAGCGAGCTTCAGGAGTGCGAACCGGAGTTCGGCGGGCTTCCCACTCCCGAGGCCGTCCGCCCCAACGTTCCCCGCCTCCAATGGTAGGCCGAGCGCGGTGGTGAGGTTCCGCATATCCATCTCGTGCACCGCCCCGAAGTCAAACGACTCCGCCTCTAACGACTCTACGTCCACGTCACGCCCGGTAAAGTACGCGGTGTTCGCGTCCGTCGTCCGCGGATCAAAGATGGTTCTGACGCGCCGGAGGTCGTCGTCACGCACGGGCGCACCATCCTCCTTCCCAACCTTGACGTGCCGTTGCGGGAACCCGTGCAGTTCAATTGCCTGATTGATCGCCTCCTCGTTCTGTTTGAACGCTTGAATTTCCTCGCGGTTCCGCAACACTTCGCTAATCCCGGTTTCGTCCCTGGCGTTACTCTTGTTCACCACGATATGCCACAGGTCGTCCGCGCTAAGGGTTTGCTCGCGGTACCCGCCACCCCGACTCTTGGTGCGCTGATTCCACGCGACGACTTCGCCTTGCTCGTCCGTTTGCGGCATCAACGTGTGCGGCTCCGCCGGCAGCGCGCGCTTGAAGTCACCCGTCACGGTTTCCTGTAGTTCCCCGACCGCGTACGGATACCACAGTGCGTCCGCGCCAAGATCAAGCACGAGCAAATCCAGCTTCGGGAACGCCCGCTGTTCAAGCCACTCTTGCAGGGTGAGTTCGTCCCCGTCCACCATCTCCGTGGTTGCCTCGTTGTCCTCAACGTGCACTTCCGCGCCCTCACCGAAGTTTAGGAGCGTCTTGTACTCCATGAGTTGCGCAACCTGCCCACCACTATCCCGAATGTCCTTGATGTCGCGTAGGTCGTCCCAGGAGAGTTCTTGGCCGCCGAACGTGTGCCGGTTCCCGCCGCCCGTGCTGTCGACGTTCGTTTGGGGTTCTCGCTGGAGTGCCTTCCGGCGTTGACGCACTACCTCGGTTGCGTACCCGGCGAGGTTACGAAAGAATCCCGCGTCCTCTGTCATACCCGTGGTTTATACGGCGAGTGTCTAAGGGTTTGGGTTAGTCCGCGTACTCGTAGAACTCGCGTTTCACATTCTGCCACGCCTCACGCCACGAATCCCCGTAGCACCCGACCGCTTGCGCGATAGACGAACTCTCCACGTCCTGCAATCGCGGGTGCGCGTCAAACCACTCGCGGATCACATCCTCCTTGTCGTGTTCGTCAATCGCGTAGAACACGGATGTTGAGTTTACGCCCTCATGTCCTCGGGCGTTGCTACTGTTGGCGAGTATCGGACGAAAAGACGCAATCCCGTTTCGCTTCATACTCATGTTCAAGTCCGACCCTAATTCCTCGCTCGTAATCGGGCCGTGTTCACGTACGTCGTCGGTGAGACTCATGCGGGTAGCACCCCGCTCCCGACACCCGCCAACCACCCACACACCGCAAGGAACGCCGCGCCCCACACTGTCAACCAAAACTTCTCACCCGCCGTCATTCCCCTACCTCCAACGGGCGCTCGCAATGCACCCACGCATCCGCGTCCCTATCGGACTCCATGAGGAACACACCACGCGTGCCGTCCGTCGGCATCACATCCAACTCCGGCGTGTGCTCAGTGGGTACTGGCACGTGATCGTGCGACAGGTCAATGCCGAGCGCGGCGTACTCGCGGACGTTATGCTGGAGGTCAGTCATGCCATACTCACATCCTGCATTAGCACAGGGCCGTCATCTTCGTATTCCGAGATTGGCACACACTCGACAAGCGATTCATCCGTCCAAACTTCGCGGTTGCGCATACTCACGTCTGGACTGTGATGCACGCCAGAAATGCGCGTCTCCGCCTGCGCGTGCTCTTGAGCTACTTCGCGCGCTTCCGCTTCCGAATCGGCTCGAATGACCATTCCGAAGCATTTGTCATACCACGGGTCCCACGGGTCCGGCAATTCTTGTGGATCGCGTGAGTCTGCTGGCGTCAATATGTATTCAGTCACTGGCCTCACCACCATTCCGTTCTTTGCCGAGCGCTTCGAGTTTGTGCGCGAGATACGGCCCGCTCGTGCCCTGCCCCCACTCCTGCGTGTTCAGACACACCTTGCACGGCCGGCGGAACGTGAGCACGCTATGCGTCACGGGCACCGTCCTAACGCCATCCGCGTTCGCAAACTGCTGGCAGTCCCGGTCGAAGTGGTACGCGGTGCCGCGTTGGTTGTCGGATACGTGCACGACCCGCTTGCCCTCACTGTTTCGATCAGTCATTTTGCGCGGCCTCCATTACTTTCGTCGCGTAATTCTTCCCCGTGCGGCCGCCCGTTGGCGTCACACCCATGCAGGCTTTACACGGCGACAAGTCGTTAAGCACGGGGTTAGTCACACTCACGGTGCGCGTGCTGTTCGCCCTGGCGAGCCGCCGGCAGTCCTCGGTGAGGTGGTACGTGCTGCGGTTGTACGTCCCACTCACGTGCACACTACGCGTCATTCGTCGTCGCCCTCCACACTACCGTCCGGGCGAACGCGAGGCGTGGTAATCGGCACATCACCCCCGGTTGCTTCATATCCACTGTCGGAGTCAACACGTTTCCCAAGCACATCAATTAGGTCGCGCACTTGTTGTTCCGACACTCGGACGTACGCATACCCGTTAGGCGTTCGTAGCGTCAACTGCACGCCCCGCGTGTGCTCGCGGTTCGTGTCATCGTCCGGCGTCGGCCCGACCGTTGCAGTCACGCCGAGTTCTGCGGCTTCGGCGTCGTTTTCGTCCAATCGTTTCGTTGCGTACGTGCGTAGGTCTTGACTCATCGCATTCGCCCCTCTAACTCGGTCGCAACCTGATTCGCTAACTCCGCGTAATCCACTTGCCGCGCCACCTCCCGCGCAAGCTCCTCCTTATCGACGCCCACAGGATCGCTCGCGGTCGTAGTGCCGTCGTCGGTATAGTACCCGTTCCCGGCCGCCTCCCACGTATCCAAGAGCGCGTCAAGATACAAGTCCTGCGTCATCGCCGGCACGCTCTCGTCTTGCGTGCTCTCGCGTGCGTCCTCGAACCGCTCGCGCGTTTGCTTGCTTACACTCACCACGTTCGTGTCGTCAAGCAACCGCGCTATAACAGCCTTATAGCTCTCGCGGTCGTGCTGCTTGCGCTCGCTTAGTCGGTCGCGTTGCTCCTCCGTGATCTCGATGGTGGTCGTGTCAGCCATTGTATCCGTGAATGCTCTCCGGGTGCTTACTCCAATTGTGTTCGTCGCCTGGCTCTTGCCAGCCGCACCGCGAGCAATACGACGTTTCCGTGACGGTTGACTTATTCGACATTAATTTCCGTAACCGTTCCTTCCTTGTCGCCGCCGTTCAGGATTGCGACGCTCCCGGTGTTGACGTTCTCAACAAGGCTTTTCTCGCCGCCTTGCGGGCCTTCCATGTCGATCATTTCGCCGTCAAACATGGTTTCGGTGACGGTGAACGTCTGTGCGTGGGTGTTGACGGTGAGTTTGTCGCCCGTTTCGAGTTCGTGCATGGTGTCTTTCGCTTCCATACACACACCTTGGGGCTATACTTACTTATAGCTTACTATGCCTCGCTATTACTGCGGTGGGTCACGCCCATACAAATCCATACTGTGGCCCTCATCACTCACCTCACGCACGTAGCTCTCGCCACAATCGGGACACACCCACGCCGGCGACTCGCCCCCATCGAACGCCGCCCGCGCCGGATCATGCACCGTCGTTTCCTCGCACGCCGTATTGCACTCCGGGCACACGTAGCGTTCGCGCTCCACGCCCAAGAACGACGTGAACGCCCGCACAGTCTCCTTGCCCTTCCCAATGAGCACGTCCGCGCTCAAGCCCTGCGTGTCGTCACTCATTCGGTATCACGCCCGTACAAGTCAACGCCTTCGCCCCCGAGCGTTTGCCCGATGCTCATACCACGCAACCCAATCTCCACCGCATCAAGCATATCATCGTGCGTTCCGTCAGGGAACGCGATCCATTCCTGCACGAGCTGATTCCACCGGTCATCCAATCCCTCGCTTGGGTCGCGCTGGAAGTTCACGAGCCGGATTGTGTCGTTCTCGAATGGCACGCTAAGTTGAATCAGGCGGTCCTCCTTCTTCAAGCTCTGGTCGACACCATGCACGGGCAGGCCCGCGTCCTTCGCGGCTTGCAGGAAGTATTCTTGCGCGTGCACACTTTCGATTTTGATGCGGGGTTTCGGCACACCCGACACGACCTCCCGCAGCCACTCCACGCCCTGCGACAGTGACAGACCGCGTTCGCGTGCTACGTCCACCACGAACGCCTCCCCGCGCCGCCTATGGTGCGCGATAATCGAGGCGGCGAAATAGTCCGTGTCGTTCGCTTCCGCCCTGGCGGCATCCGCCTCAATCCCCAAGTCCACCCCGACATGAAACGTCAACTCCGCACTATCCAGTACATCATTACTCACGGGCGTGAGCATATTCCTGGTAAGAATCCCCGAACCAATCTCAACAAACTCCCCGCGGACTTCTTGCGCGGCAATTTGGTCGGGCATATTCGCCTCCATGTCGTCCTTGTAGTCCTCGGGCGTGTTCGGATTCGCACGCGTTGGCACACCCACAATCGCCATGCGGTCCTCAGTTTCGTACACACTCGCTTCCCCAAAACTCCGCTTCTCGGCGTCCACGCCACCCACGTAGAACTCGTATGTCTCGTCCTTCCCCTTCGGCGTCGTCGTCTCGTATAGGTTCCTATAGTTCCCCGTACGCAGGCGTTGACTAAGAATCTCTTTCGCGCGATCCGGCACGGCCGTGCGCTCGTCAATCCACCCCCACGCAAGGTTAAGCCCACGTAGGCGTTCAACGGTCTTGGAGTTATCCGCAGAGAGTATGAGTGCACGCGACCCACTCGGGCTGTGTAACCCTGGTTCGTCCGAGTAACTGCTGTTGTAATCCCACTTGTCGAGTAGCCCCAAGTCACGCATTTCGGGAATGATGACGTTCACCACCATCTGGCGCGTGGGTGCCACTATCGCGCCCATCTCCCCGCGATTCCACCGCTCCATATTCAGGAACGTGCGAATGATGCCCGCGTACGTCTTGCCCGCGCCCACACCACTCACGAACCCGAGGTATCGCTTGTCGCCGCGTAGGAACTCGTCCTGGTAGCGTGTGGGCGTGAACTCCGCAAGCACCCCACCGTCGCTATTGCTCTGGCCAGCTTGACTTGACATTCTCGCTTACCTCCAATTTCACGGTGTCCGCGTCCACGCCCGTTTCCGTGTCACCCCACGAGTCCGGGTACCGTTGCTTCATGAGGCTCATGAGGAATCTGTGATCTTCGTTTTCTTCCGCGAGTTCGATTATGGTTTTCATGTACCATTCCTCGCCGTAGCCCTTTGCGCGTGTGATTCGTTCAAAGAACTCCGTGTATTCGTTGGTTTTG